CTGATGTCACAAAAAGAAACCGCAATGGACAAACTCGCAGTGGATTATATAGTTTGTTCATACCTATGGAATGGAACTACGAAGGATTCATTGATGCTTATGGAATACCTGTATTCGATACGCCAGAACAACCGGTTGAAGGACCGATGGGAGAGATTATTGATATTGGCGTAATAGAACATTGGGAAAACGAAGTAGCGGGTTTAAAACAAGACCAAGATGCTTTAAATGAATTCTATAGGCAGTTTCCAAGAACAGAAGAACACGCTTTTAGAGATGAAACAAAAAGCAGTATATTTAATTTAACAAAAATATACGATCAAATAGATTTCAACGAAGAAGCAAAATACCAAGGCTTAGTTACACAAGGTAGTTTTTATTGGGAAAATGGTATCAAAGATTCAAGGGTAATATTTACGCCAGATCAAAATGGAAGGTTTAATATTTCTTGGGTACCATCAGTAAATCTTCAAAACAAAATAGAAATAAGAAACGGTATTAAATATCCTGGTAATGAACATATTGGAGCATTTGGATGTGATAGTTATGATATATCTGGCACAGTCGACGGTAGAGGATCTAAGGGTGCACTACATGGGCTTACAAAGTTTTCTATGGAAAACGCGCCGCCAAATACTTTTTTCTTAGAATATATAGCTAGACCTCAAACGGCTGAAATGTTTTTTGAAGACGTTTTGATGGCATTAGTATTTTACGGCATGCCATTACTTGCTGAAAACAACAAACCAAGACTGCTGTATTATTTAAAACGCAGAGGTTATAGAGGATATTCAATGAATAGACCAGATAAAACGTACAATAAATTATCAGCGACTGAAAAAGAAATAGGTGGTATACCAAATAGTGGCGAAGATATTAAACAAGCGCACGCTGCTGCAATAGAAAGCTATATACAAAGGCATGTTGGGCAGAAAGATAACGGAGACTATGGTAACATGTATTTTAACAAAACATTAAACGATTGGGCTAGGTTTGATATAAATAAAAGAACACTGTACGATGCTGCTATTTCATCTGGTTTAGCTATTATGGCATGTAACAGGCATTTATACACACCAACACAAGAAAGAACAACTAAAGTTTTAGACTTCGGATTTAAAAAATACAATAACAACGGATATACTTCAAAAATAATAGAATAAATGTCGAAAAAATTACCAAGAGGCATATTTCCTAGCCAAGCAGTTAGCGACGCCGAAAAAGCAAGTCTGCAATACGGTCTTGAGATTGCTAAAGCTATAGAAGGCGAGTGGTTTAAAAGAGACTCTGGAAGTGTTAAGTATTATGCTAATAGAGACAACTACCATAGACTAAGACTTTATGCAAGAGGTGAACAATCTATACAAAAATATAAAGATGAATTATCTATTAACGGTGATTTGTCTTATCTTAATTTAGACTGGAAACCTGTACCTATTATTCCAAAGTTCGTTGATATTGTTGTAAATGGTATTGGCGAAAGAACATTTGATATTAAAGCATATTCGCAAGATCCTAGCTCTATAAAACAAAAAACTGATTACGCGCAAAAAATAATAACAGACATGCGTAACAAAGAGGTTTATAGTGTTGTAGAGCGAGAGTTGGGTATAAAAATGTTTAACACCGATACCTCAAAATTACCAGAAAATACAGAAGAACTTCAACTGCACATGCAATTAGACTATAAGCAGTCTATAGAAATAGCAGAAGAAGAAGCAATAAATAATGTTCTTGATTATAATAAATACCATTTACTTAAAAAACGACTTGATTATGATTTAACAGTATGTGGTATCGCTTGTGTTAAAAATAGTTTTAATACTTCTGAAGGTATTAAGATAGAATATGTAGATCCCGCTGACATTGTTTATTCGTACACTGAATCACCATACTTTGATGATTTATATTATGTAGGTGAAATACGCAGGGTAAGTTTAGTTGAACTTAAAAAGCAATACCCAGAATTAACAGATGAAGATGTTAAGCAAATAGAAGGATCGGGCGCCAATGCAATGCTTTATAATAAAAGTTTTGCTTCTTCTGATGCTGAAGATACAAACCATGTTTATGTACTTTATTTTGAATATAAAACATTTCAGAACCAAGTATATAAAATAAAAGAAACTGCAAGCGGCGCTGATAAAGCACTTAAAAAAGACGATACATTTAATCCTCCAACTGATTCAAGGGCGAGATTTGAAAAAGTAAATAGATCTATTGAAGTTATTTATACAGGTGCTAAAATTATAGGTAGCGAAAAAATACTAAAGTGGGAACTTGCTAAAAATATGATAAGACCTAAATCTGACACTACAAAAGTGCAATTGTCTTATAATATTGTGGCACCAAGAATGTATAAGGGTAAAATTGAATCACTTGTTAGCCGTATGACTACGTTTGCTGATATGATTCAGTTAACACATCTTAAACTACAACAAGTACTTTCTCGTATGGTGCCCGACGGTGTTTATCTTGATGCCGATGGTATTGCGGAAATTGATTTGGGTAATGGTACAAATTATAACCCGCAGGAAGCATTAAATATGTACTTCCAAACAGGATCTGTAATTGGTAGGTCAATGACGCAAGATGGCGAGTTTAACCACAGCCGTATGCCTATTCAAGAGTTACAGTCAGGTGCGGGTGGAAATAAAATATCTGCTTTAATAAACTCATACAATTACTATTTACAAATGATACGTGATGTTACGGGTCTTAATGAAGCAAGAGATGGTAGTTTACCAGATGAAAAAGCTTTAGTTGGCTTACAAAAACTAGCTGCAGCAAATTCAAACACGGCTACGCGTCATATATTACAATCTGGATTATATCTTACACTTAAAACCGCAGAAGCTATTTCTTTAAGAATATCAGATGTATTAGAATATGGAAATACAAAGCAAGCGTTTATAGCTGGAATAGGTAAATTTAATGTTGGTACGTTAGAAGAAATAAATAAACTTCATTTACATGATTTTGGTATTTATTTAGAATTAATGCCAGATGATGAAGAAAAACAATTACTTGAAAACAATATTCAAGTAGCGCTACAAAGAGATCAGATATATCTTGAAGACGCAATTGATATTAGAGAAATTAAAAATATCAAACTCGCAAATCAACTTTTGAAATTAAGAAGAAAAAGAAAATCAGAAGAAGATAGAGCAATGCAATTGCAGAACATTCAAGCACAATCTAAATCTAATGCTAGAGCAGCACAAGAAGCGGCGGCTGCTGAAATGCAAAAAGAACAAGCACTTACAGAAGGTAAAGCTCAATTAGAGCAAATTAAGTCTAATTTAGATATTCAAAAGCTTGAAAGAGAAGCACAAATTAAAAAAGAACTAATGGTTCATGAGTTTGAATTGAATGTAAGACTTAAACAACTTGAAATGCAAGTGATTAATGGTAAAGAAGCTTATAAAGAAGATAGAAAAGATAAGCGTACTAAAATTCAGGCGTCACAACAGTCTGAACTTATAGAACAAAGAAAAGGAAATACTGGTCCAAAAGATTTTGAATCTGCAGGATTTGATACACTAGGCGGTTTTGGATTAGAACAATTTGAGCCTAGATAATAAACAAAAAATTTTTATAATATTTTATTATGGCTGATTACAAAGTTAATTTGGTAAATGAAGAAGAATCTTCTATTGCCGAAAGAGAACAAAAAGTTTTAGAAAACGCCGGTGTTGAGGTAGACAATAACAATGGTAATTATAAAATTGATTTAAGCAAACAAAAAGATGCCGTTCAAGAGCAAAGCACAAATGAGGTACCTGTTTCTGAAGGAACCGAAACTAGCGAAGAAGTGGGTGAAGAAGTACGGAGTGCCGAAGAACCTACCGAACAAAAAGAAGAAGTCTTAGAACTAATTAAAGAAGATCAAAATGCCGAGCTGCAACAAACCCAAGAGCAAGGGCAACATGAAGCCCAAAGCCAAGAAACAAAGTTACAAAAAGAAGAAGTAACTCAACAAATAGAACTTCCTGAAAATATACAGAAACTTGTTGATTTTATGCAAGAAACTGGTGGAAGTTTGGAAGATTATGTTCGTCTTAACACAGATTACTCATCTGTTGACGAGCAAACATTATTAAGAGAATACTACAAGCAAACTAAATCTCATTTAGATAATGATGAGATTAGCTTTTTAATTGAAGATAGCTTTGCTTTTGATGAAGATATAGATGAAGAGCGAGACATCCGTAGAAAAAAACTTGCTTACAAAGAAGAAATTGCTAAGGCTCGAAATTTTCTTACTGATTTAAAAGGTAAATATTACGATGAAGTAAAGCTTACTTCTCGTTTAGCCCCACAACAAAAAGAAGCAATTGAGTTTTATAACAATTATAAAAAAGAGCAGGAAGAACTAACTGCTCAACAGCAAAAAGCGTCAGAGCATTTTGTAAAACAAACCAATACTGTTTTTAACGAAGAATTCAAAGGTTTTGATTTTAAAGTAGGTGAAAACAAATACAGGTTTAAAGTACAAGATGTTCAACAAACAAAACAAGTGCAAAGCGATATTTTAAATTCATTTGGGACGTTCTTAGATGAAAACAATATGCTAAAAGATGCGCAAGGTTACCACAAAGCTTTATTCGCTGCAAGAAATGCTGATAAAATAGCGAATCACTTTTATGAACAAGGCAGGGCTGATGCAATTAAGCAATTAGAAGCAGAGGCAAAAAACATTAACATGGATCCTCGTAAAGTTGAATCTGGCTTTGTTGATGCTGGCGGTATAAAAGTAAGAGCTGTTTCAGGCGACAATAGTTCAAAACTTAGAGTTAAAATTAAAAACTAAAAACAAACTAAATTTTTAAAAAATGGCAACTGCAACTTACACTGCAGGGGGAAGTTTGATTCTATCAAATGCTGCTCCTGTAAAACAAACGCTTGCTACCAACTACATAGACTTTACCGCTTCTGGTACTGCTGGTTGGGCGCAACAATACTTACCAGAGCTTTACGAGGCTGAAATCGAAAGATACGGCGATCGTTCATTAGCTGGTTTCTTACAAATGGTTGGCGCTGAAATGCCAATGACTTCAGATCAAGTTATTTGGTCAGAGCAAGGACGTTTACACCTTTCTTACTCAAGTGTTTCTTCTGCTGCTGATTCAGGTAGTGCTGGTTCTCAAGTAAACGTTGTTACTCTTGGTTCTGGTCACGCTGTACGCGTTAACCAAACTGTAGTTGTAACTGACGGAACTACTATCTGGAAAGCTTTAGTTTCGGCTACTACTGATACTACTGTTACTCTTCAAAGCTACAGCTCAGATGGTTTCGGATTCTCTGGAGCTACTGACGTAGATCTTTTTGTTTACGGTTCTGAGTTTGCTAAAGGACAAGCCGCTATGGCTGGTGCTGTTGAGCCAGATTTCGTATCTCTAACTAACAAGCCTATCATCCTTAAAGATCACTATGAAATTTCTGGATCTGATGCTTCTCAAATTGGTTGGATTGAAGTAACTGGTGAAGCTGGTCAAACAGGTTACCTATGGTACATCAAAGCTGAGGGTGATACCCGTAAGCGTTTCGAAGACTACGCTGAAATGGCGCTAGTTGAGGCTGAGAAAAAAGGTGCTTCTGGTGTTGTCGCTGTAGATGGTACTGAAGGTCTTTTCTCTGCTATTGAAACTCGTGGTCACCAATTCGACGGATTTGTTGGAGGTACAGCTACTGAGTCTTTGACTGATTTTGATACTCTTCTTAAGAAACTTGACAAAGAGGGTGCTATTGAAGAAAACATGCTTTTCGTTAACCGCGACATTGCTCTTTCTATCGATGACATGCTTGCCGCTCAAAACTCTTACGGAGCTGGTGGTACTTCTTATGGAGTATTCAACAACTCAGAAGATATGGCACTTAACCTAGGATTCTCAGGTTTCCGTAGAGGTTCTTACGATTTCTATAAAACTGACTGGAAATACCTTAACGATGCTACCACTCGTGGTCTTATCGGAGGCGTTGAAGGTGTACTTGTACCTGCTGGTACTTCAAGTGTTTATGACCAAATTCTTGGTAAAAACATCAAGCGTCCTTTCCTACACGTACGATACAGAGCTTCTGAAGCTGATGATCGTCGCATGAAGTCTTGGATCACTGGCTCTGTTGGTGGTGCTGCTACTTCAGGAGATGACAAAATGGAAGTACACTACCTAACTGAAAGATGTTTGGTTGTACAAGGAGCTAACAACTTCGTTATTTTTAATTAATAACTAACACGTGAGAGTTACCCCTGGCAATAGCGCTGGGGGTAAATTCTTACTTTTTATTTTTATATTTTATTTTATCATGGCTAAACAAACAGTTAAATTAGAGAACTGGGTAATGAAGGATAGACTTTATATGCTCAGAAGTGGTAAAAAACCACTAACATACACAATTAGATCAAAAAATATATTTTGGTTTGATGAAGAAAAAGGGTATGAGCGAGAGCTTAAATACACTGTAAATCAAAAAACACCGTTCGTTGACGAATTTAACGGAAACGCAAGATTAGAACACATCGTGTTTGAAAACGGTATTCTACTTGTACCAAAAGAAAAACAAGTACTTCAAAAAATGCTTTCTATTTATCATCCTGATAAAGATAAAGTTTTTGTAGAATATGATGCTGAAGTTGAAGCGCAAGAAGATCTTGATATTATTGAAGCAGAAGTTGATGCTTTAATTCTTGCTAGACAAATGGATATTGATCAAGCAGAAGCAATTATGCGTGTTGAGGTTGGTTCTAAGGTATCTGAGATGACTTCTAAGGAACTTAAACGTGATTTATTAATATTTGCACGTAAACAACCCAAGCTATTTGTAGAGCTTGCTAATGATGAAAATGTAAATGTTAGAAATATTGGCGTAAAAGCTGCTGAACAAGGTATTATTAAATTATCTGATGATCAGCGTTCATTTAAATGGGCAAGCAATGGCAGATTACTAATGACCGTGCCATTTGATGAAAACCCATATTCTGCACTAGCAGCATGGTTTAAAACTGATGAAGGTGTAGAAGTTTATCAAACAATTGAAAAACGATTAAAATAAAAAAGCTCGGGCGCCTTCGGGCGCCTTAACTTTTAATAACTATAACTAATGGCTATAAATGTAAATAAAGTTTACAGAGTTGTTCTTTCAATACTCAACAAAGAGCAGCGCGGTTATTTAACACCAGATCAATTCAATAGACTTGGAAGACAGGCTCAACTAGACTTGTTTGAAAAGTCTTTTTATGATTATAATAGGCAATTGACAAAAAGAAATGTTCAAGGTGTTAATAGCGAATATGGAGATATAGCCGATAATATTGAAGAAAAAATTGACTTGTTTGCTAAGTCCGCAGGATTAACTTTAGTTAGCAGTGGTACATATTCTGCGCCCGCTGATTTATACAGAACGATACAAATTACTACATCAAATGGGCTTACCGAAATTGAAAAGATAAAAAAATCTGAATATTCTTATTACAGTTCTTCACAATTAAGCGCGCCTTCTACATCTTATCCTGTTTACTATTTTGATAATAATGTATTTAAGGTTTTCCCTTCAAGTATATCAAGTCCTGTAATAAATTATATTAGGATACCAGCTGATCCTATTTGGGGATATACAGTACCTGGAGTTGGTGAAACAAACGCGGGCGCTTATATATATGCGTCAGGCGCCTCAACAGATTTTGAACTACATCCCTCAGACGAAACAGATTTAGTAATTAAAATACTTGCTTATGCTGGTGTTGTTATAAAAGATCCTACAGTTATACAAGTAGCACAGCAACAAGAAGCAAATAACGTAACTTTAGAAAATTCTTAATAAATGGGACTTATAACTGACAACGCTTATAATTATTATGCTGGTAGTCAAAACTTCATTGGCGATGGCAGTACGGTTGCGTTTACCATAGATTTATCACCTCAACCAACAGATGAGCTTGATTTCTTTGTATATATAGACGACGATCTTCAAGCTGAAAATACTTATGGCTATAGTGGAACAACTTTAACATTTGTTACCGCCCCGGCTAATAATGCGCAAATAATCGTAACGCTTAAAGAAAAGGTATACGGCGATTACAGGTACACTTCTTTGGCTGATATCGTTACTAACTTTATGGTTGGCTATGTTGGCGACGGTAAAATTATTAACCGCGCCAAAAGAAGGGATGTTGTTTTCCACGCTAAAAGAGCACTTCAAGAATTTTCGTACGATATCACGAAAGTAGAAAAGATACAAGAGATGGAGATTGGCCCAAGCTTGTCAATTCCAATGCCACAAGACTATGTTAATTATGTGGCTATTTCTTATGTAGATAAATACGGTATTGAAAGACCTATACCAAGAGGAACAATTACATCTAAGCCATCTGAAGCAATCTTGCAAGATGACCAGTTTAACTATCAGTTTGACAGTGATGATGAACTTGCTACTACATCTCCTTTAACAGACGAAAGATTCAAAAGCCTTGACTATAAAAATTTAGCAGGTTCTTTTGCGGATGATGATTACTTCTACAACTCTGATTACCCAGCTGAAAAAATGCTTGAAGTGGGTAAACGTTTTGGCGGCGATCCCGTACTTATGAATAACAATGGATTTTTTGTTATTGATGAAAAAAATGGTACAATAAATTTTACAAGTAATTTATCTGGATACTTAGTTACATTAAAGTATATTTCAGATAGCATGGGTACTGATGATGAAATGAAGGTGCATAAATTTGCTGAAGAGGCTATTTATAAGCACGTAGCGCACGCTTTATTATCTTCTATGGCACAAGTACCAGAATATATTGTAAACCGTTTTAGAAGAGAACGTAGAGCTTCTATGCGTAATGCTAAACTTCGCTTATACGATTTAAAACTACCGGAACTTACTCAAGTTATGCGTGGTAAATCTAAACAAATCAAACACTAATTAAATGCCAGAGATTAAAAACACTTTCCTTGCTGGAAAGATGAATAAAAGTCTTGATGACCGGTTATTGCCAGAAGGTGAATACCGAGATGCGTTAAATATACAAGTTACAAAAAATGATGCTGACGATGGCGAAAACGTTGGTGTTGTACATAATATTAGGGGTAATTCATTAGAAGCTTCTGTTTCTGGATACACTAATCCAAAAATTATAGGTAGTTTTTTTAACGATCAAAATAATACTATTTATTTTTTTGTAACAGACAACACGAACCATGGTATTTATAGCTGGCAAGTGGGTGATGAAAATCCAACAGCTATTAATACAGGTTCTTTTTTAAATTTTAACAAATCAAGACTTATAACTGGAATAAATGTTATTGAGAATGTTTTGTTTTGGACAGACAACTATAACGAACCAAGAAAAATATATTTAGATAATAACGATATAAATTACAATATAAATGTTAATTTATCTATATTAAAACCAGCTCCATTTAAAGCTCCAGAAATAACTTCTTCTTCTTATAATTCAAACAACAGTGATTTTATAAAAGAAAAATTTGCAAGATTTGCTTATCGTTATAAATTTAAAGACGGTTCTTATTCTGTGTTTTCTCCTTTTTCACAAATAGCCTTTACTATTGATACAGGAGAAACGATAACAAATGAATTAACAGATGATCAATTAAGTGCCATATACAAAAAAGGTATTATTGATCAAATGGTTAATAGCAGTAACGAGTTTGAATTAAAAATATACCTTCCTTCTAATTCTTTAAAAAATTCTGGTGAATTAACTATTGACGATATAAACATAGATAGCATCGATGTTTTAATGAAAACATCTGATTCGCCAGCGGTTAATATTATAGATACATTATCCAATTTAACAGCCACTACAAGTGCTGGAAATATAAGTTATATAACATATACATACAAATCTACAAAACCAAAATCTACACTTCCAGAGCAACAATTAACTAGAGTGTATGATGATGGTCCAACAAAAGCTTTAGCGCAGGAAATTGTTGGAAATAGAGTTGTTTATGGAAACTTTACATTAAATATTCCTACGCCAGCTGACAATAAACTTAGTTTTACAGTGTCTACGGCAACAAATTCAAGCCAGGCATTAGGTTTAAAATTAAAAAGATCTTATGAAGTTGGTATTGTATTATCTGATGCCTACGGTAGAACTTCCACTGTTTTAACTTCAAGAGAAAATAATGGTATTATTTATTTAGATACAGATGCTTCTCCTGAATATGATGCTGATTTACTCAAAAAACTAACAATAACTTTTACTGATTTATCAGAAATACAAAGTTTAAACCCTAAATGGTTATACTATAGCGTTGTAGTAAAACAAGCAAGTCAAGAGTATTATAATATATATTTGCCTGGTTTTGGAAGTTATCAAGGCAAAACTTATGCGACACTGTTTGGAGATAATATAAACAAACTACCAATAGATACTTCTACGTATAATACGGAAACAAGCATAAGCAGTACTAACGTTAAAGTTTATTTATCTTTAGAAAATAAAAGTTATTTTATAAGAACAATACAGTCTGGACTTGGGCAACAAGTATATGCCGTTGGATATAGAATACAAAATTCTAGTGGCTCTAATTCTACTATAAGTAATTATACGCCAAAAGATAAAAGCAATTTTACTGTAGGATCTGGTGGACAACAAGATTTTATTATAACAAGAACATTTGATTCTTATTTTGGCGATATGGGCGCTAGCGGTGTCACAATGGCGAGTAGTCCAATAGTTTATGTAAATGGCATATTATCATCAGCAACAGCAAATAATAGTACAAATACAGTCAGTTTAACGACAGCAGCCGTAGAAGGAGATATTGTAGAAATATTTCCAACATATAACAACGTTATTGTTTATCCATACGCAAACAGGGTTGGTTATTCTTTAACTCAGCCAACGGCTGGTGCGAATGTTTCAGTTGCTCAATCTGGAGATAGTTTAAGTGTAGATATCTATGTAGAAGGCGTGGACGCTTTAAATGAAGATTATATATATGATATATATACGGAAAATCCAGAACAAAAACAATTAAATGAGGTAAAAGTAACTGGTATTTCTACATTAAACAATTTTAACAGTATACCTGATGAAATTAAAAATACAAGTTACGATTTATACGAAACAACGTTTTACAAAAAACAAAATAATTATCGCATTGTAGAATTTGATAGCGAATTTGGTGTAAAATTAAAAGATGTATTTAGTGGTACTTTAAATGGTATAACTTATACTAATGATTTAAAAGGTAAAATAGCTTCATTAAGCATATTAGAGACTCAACCTTTTGAATCTTCTATTGATATATTTTTTGAAACTCCAACGCAAGGTTTAATAGAAGATATTGATTCAAATCCAATATCTATAAACTACTATAATTGTATTAATTTCAAAATAAACAATATAGATGTAGGTTTTCAAGAATCAACAATAAAAGGAGGTTATAATGAACCTAGTATTGATAATGGCGTACAGGCTTACTTTGTAAATGAAAAATACCAAGAACAAGTAAGGTCAAGCAGTTTGATATATTCTGGTATAATAAATCCAAGAACAGGAGTAGACAATACTAATCAATTTCCTTCAGGTGATCAAATAACTAGATCTTTAGATCCCTCCTATGGTTCAATTCAAAAATTATACGCAGATACAGAAGATTTACTTATATTTCAAGAAGAAAAAGTATCACAAGCTTTAATTGATAAAGATATTATCTATACTGCAGAAGGCCAAGGATTAACAACTGCTGGTCAAAGAGTTATTAGTCAAATAAACAGCTATGGAACAAACTATGGTATAGGAACTAATCCAGAAAGCTTTGCGGTGTACGCTGGTAGAAAATATTTTGTAGACAAACCAAAAGGAGCAGTTTTAAGACTTTCACGTGACGGTATTACAGAAATATCCAATTATGGCATGCGAGGTTATTTTAGAGATAATCTTAAAAATGCAAGCACTATAGTTGGAAGTTGGGACATGTATAACAAAGATTACATTCTCACGCTAGATGGTTCAATAAATAAAAGTATTGCCTTTGACGAATCTTCTAATGGTTGGACGTCCTTTTTTAGCTTTGTTCCAGATTGTGGTGGAAGCTTAGACGGAAACTATTATACATTAAAGGGCGATGAAATTTGGTTGCATAATTCAACTTCTGCTGATTTCTGTACTTTTTATGGTGGTAATTCAGATGGTTGCTATGTAGATATTGTATTTAATCAAAACCCCTCTGCAAATAAGAATTTCTTAACTATTAATTATGAAGGATCAAATACGTGGAATATAGAAGATATAATCACAGATTCTGATTTTGCGGAAGATATAGTGGCTTATAATATTCTAAACGAAGATCTTATTATATCTGGTTTTAAAAAATATGACAACAAGTATTACGCTAATATATTTAATAAAAACGTATATAATGACGAAGACGAAAACACGGTGCCATACGGAAATGAAATAAATTTTGGCGGCGATGTTTCTGGAATAAAAGGTTATTTTGCAAAAATGAGAATAAAAACAGACGCTACAGATTACAAAGAATTATTTAGCGTTTCAACTAATTATAATATAAATAGTTATTAATATGGAACCAATTTCTGCTTTAATTGGACTTGGATCTAGTCTTATAGGTGGTATAACTCAAGCAATAGGAGCTGGTAGTGCTAGAAAAAGAGCCGCATCTGATATGCAAAGGTATGATTTAAAACTTAAAGGATTAGAAGCTAGTAGACAACAAATTATAGATCCTTATGCGGCAATAACCGATTTGTCTTCTATGATATCAAATCCTTTTGCAAATATTCAAGTGGCAACTAAGCAAGCAGAAATGCAAGCTGCTGAAACAGATATATCTTTAGCTTCTACGTTAGATGTATTAAGAGAAACAGGTGCGGGTGCTGGAGGAGCTACGGCTCTTGCGCAGGCAGCAGCTAGATCTAAACAAGGCATTGCAGCAAGCATTGAGCAACAAGAAGCTGAAAATTCTAGATTAAGAGCGCAAGGTGAAGCTCAAATGCAGCAAATGCGCTTACAAGAAATGTCTAGAGTTCAACAGGCTAGAGCTGCTGGGCAACAATTTATGTTTGGCGCTAGAGAAACAAGAGAAACGCAACAATTAGAAAGAGCGCAAGCGCAGCTTGATCAAGCAACACAGCAAGAAGCAGCTTATAGACAACAACAAATGGCTGGATTAGGATCTGCCATAGGAAGTTTAGGAGCTATAGGTGGTTTAGCTGCTGGCGGTGCTTTTGGTAAAGGTGACAATGGTATTTTTTCTGGCATTTTTAACAATAATTAAATAAAATGAGTTACACTAATCCACAGCAAAATAGCGTAATACAAGACTATACAGCTTTTTCAAAGTCTTTTGAAAATTCTATGGCAAAGTTTATTGGTATTATTGAACAGGCGGCAGAAAAAAAACGACTAGTAGAAACCAATAATGCTAAAAATAAAGTAGGTTATATTCAAGACAGCGAAAAACAAGTAAACCAAGTAAAAACAATAAATAAAGAAGAAAGAGATTTATTTTATAACATGTATTCTGCACCTACTTCTGAAAAAGGTTTTTTTGACGAAGAAAATGCTGATGCTAGACGCGAGATTATTTCTACAATATCTTTAAATAAAAACCTGTATAATACCTTTAAGGATCAAGCAGATGATAGTAATACGCTTTACAGTCCTAATGACAGATTACTTATACAAAAATACAAAGCTGGAAAAGCAAAATTAAAATCAGATAAATATGAATTATATCTTGAAGATGATGAAGGTAAAAAACATAATTTAGGTACTTTAGTAAATAGACTAAATACATCTTCAACAAGGTATAATGATAGAGATTTTTTTGATCAAAGCGCTAATAGAGTTTTACTGTCCGCACAAAGAGAAATAGATAGTAGAATTGCTGCTGGAGAAATAACTGATGAAAATAAAGAAGAAGCTGTAAAAAGTATTATAAGTAATAATATTTCTTTATATGGAAATGTTGTTGACGAAAGAATGAAGGCTTATTTTGCTTTAGATATGAAACCAGAAGAAAGAGCATATAACGGTTCTGATCTTTTAGATTTAGGTTTAGATTATGAAAATTTGCCAGCTGAAAAAATAAATATAGAAGATATAAAAGTTTTTGATCAAGCTAGAGCATTTTCTATAGAAACAAAAATGAGTGATCTAATTAGAAAAAATATTGTTGTTGATATTCCTAAACAAGAAATTGCTGTTGAAAAAGAGTTATATGATAAAAATTATTTACAGTCAAATGTAAATGATACTTTTTCTAATTTAATATCAGCAGTATATAGTGGTACTGGACAAGAAGGTGCTTATGATCCTTTAAAAGGCACGTTTAATTATCAAGTGTTAGATGAAGCTTCTGGACAATCTATTATCAAAACAGTTGATTTTAAAAACGAACCAACAAGAGCACAAGTAGCATTTGGTGAAATATTTGATAATGTTTACGCTAAAAATTATCCACCAACTGAAAGATATAACGCTAGAAGAGATTATATCAAACTTTCGATGGATAAAATAAAAGAAGATGTTGACACAGCAAATGCAAAACTTCAACAACAACAACAAAGTGCTCAACAAAAACAATCGCAAAAAGAAACTGTTAATGCAGATAAAAACATTATAGATGCATTACAAAATTCTGGCTTACAAGTTAATCAAAAAAATGCTGATGAACTTATTAGTATAATAAAAAGTGGTTCTAAAACTGGTAGTATACAGGAAATAGCTAATGCTTTAAAACAAGAAAAAGATCAGCAAGTTGAAAAACAGAACCAAGTGCCTGGTAGTTTTAAAGATTCTAAAGGCAGTCTTGTAAAATTTAATATGAACTCAAGTGCTAGTACTACATCTAATCTAACAGAGGTTCAAAAAAGATTTTTTGAAAAACACAATATACCAAAAACTTTAGAGAATAAACAAATTTTTGTAAATTATTACAAAACTGGCGGAAAAGTAGGTGATCTTTCTATATTAGATAAAAGAGACGACTTAGCCAATGTTGTTAATAGAGAATTTTCTAGCTAATGAATGAATTTTATATAGTTGATGGTCAGACCTATGAGGTTGCCCCAAACAGAAAACAGGAGTTTTTATCTAAATTTCCCAACGCGATCTTAAAACAAGAAGCAAAGACGACAGGAGTAGAAATGGGTGCGACTGCTCCCCCAAGTCAAGCGCCCACTACGGAATTAGTTTCGGAACCTGGTTTATTGGAATCACAAAAAACTGAAACGCAAGAAGAAGATACGTGGCTAGAAGATACTTTTGGTAAAAACTTTTTAACCGACTATGTTGGTGATTTATATCGTGGTTTTAAATCAGGGTACAGACAGTCTACATCTATAGATGAGGCATTTGATATCATGTCTAAAGGAAGTTCATCTTCTTATGAGGACATAGAAAAATTTATAAAAGCTTCAGAGTACTCTCAACAAGCTCCTATGTCTGATGAAATGAAAAAATTTCAGGAGATATACGAACAAGAGGGTGGCGGAGCTTTTGGCTTTTTAAAAGGCATGGTTAAAACTAGATTCCAAGTAGTACCCCAGGTAATGGCTTCTAGTATTGCAACAATGATTGGTTCTGCTTTAAATGCAGATGAAGTGGCTAAGGCTGGTCTAGCTGGAGCAACTGGCGGTGCGGCATTAGGTTTAGCTGGTGGAGTTTTTGCACCAATAACTTCTACCGCGGCTGGTATATCTGGTTTAGTAACAGGTGTAACAGGGGCAATGGAGTCTGGATTAACTTTTTCTGAGTTAATTCAAGAAGAACTTTCAAAACAAGGTAAAGATTTTACAAAAGAAAATGTAAAAGAACTTTTATCTAATGAAGAAAAATTTAGAAGTTTAAAAAATAAATCTATAGGTAGAGGCGCTACAATTGGCGTTATAGAAGGTTTAGGTACAGCTTTGACTGGCGGTGCTATAAAAGCATTAAAACCAACAACTGCTTTGGGTAGAGTTGGTAGAACGGCGGCCGCGTTTGGTTTAGAGGGAACTGTTGGTGGTTTAGGGGAAGCTGCCGGTAGAGCTGTTGCTGGTCAAGAAATGGATGCGGCAGAAATTGGTTTAGAAGCTGTTGGTGGTATGACTGGCGCCCCTTTAGCTTTTGTAAAAGCAGCTACTGCAAAGCAAGAATACAAGATCAATGGAGAAACTGTAACTAGACAGCAGGTAGAAGAATTTATTAATTCTGATGATGGAAAAAATATAGCTACATCTAAAATACAAATTAAAAACGATGATGAGCTTTTAAAAAAAGGTTTAGAAAAAATAAACAAAGCAAGAGCCAAAGAAGCTTCTTCTGTATTTATAAAGGATGAGAAAGACTTAGAAACCTTTGTTGATTTAGAATTAGAAAGAAAAAATTTAGATACGTCTAGTTTTATTGGCAAAGAAAGAGCAAAAGAAATAGACGTTCAATTAAAAGACATATACAACAAGTATTCTATTAGCGAAAAAGAAATAAATGTTGAAAAAGGTAAACTTGGAGCTAAATCAATAATAAGAGAAGAAATTGGCAATGTAAGAGCTATAGGTGGAAATATCAGAGTTTTAAACAAAGAAGATATATTAAATGAATTTTCTGAAAAAGAAGCCGAAGCTAATGCGTTTGTAAATAACAAAACAAACGAGATAATTATCAACGCCGACAATGCTGAAAAAACTTTTTATGCTACTAGCGCATCTCACGAGATGCTTCATAATATAATTAGATCTAGTTTTTCTGTAAGAAAAGACGAAAACGGCCAAGCAATAACTGCTGATGTAGAAAGAGTTGAAAAAATTATAGACAGTTTAAAGCAAAAACTAGATAAAAATATTATTGATCAAATACAAGATCGCATAGATACTCAGTATAGATACAATGAGGATGGTTCAGAAAAACAACTTTATGAATACGCAGAAGAGTATGTAACATCATTAAGCGATATAATAAACAATCCAACTTCAAGGGTTAGTCTGTCTACATCTACAATAGAAAAAATACAAAACTTTTTTAAAGAAATACTAGCTGCTTTTGGTTTAACAGATGTTAGATTTAAGAATGGTGACGATGTTGTTTCTTTTGTTAAAGATTATAGGAAAAACTTAGCAGAAGGCAAGATTTCTAAAAGAGCAAAAGCAATGATGGATTTAGATAATTCTAATGATATTAGGGCTGAAAAAGTTTCTTTCTCAAAAAGTCAACAACAACTAAATGATAGAGTAGATAATTTAGTTGGTCAAAAAAATCAAGAAGGAAAATACAATTGGAAATCAAAAGAAGAATTTCAATCTTCTCAAGAGTTTGTAAACACTTACGATACTATTATTAATGGAACAATTATTGATCCGTTAATTAGAAGAGGCATTGAAGGTGATGCTGTTTATGGTTTACCAATAGAAGACTTTGTAGCACAAGTTAAGGATGAATTAACAGGTGTTTTAATGCGTTTTGATCCTACTAAAAACAATAGTTTGATAGGTTTTATTAATACGCAGCTTGGTTACAGAAAACAAGATATAATAAAGAAAAGGGCGCAAGAGGGTAGAAGTGAATCTATTGATATAGAAGAAGGTGAAATTGGTTCTGTGTCAAGAGATGAATATTCTGTAGAAGCAGACTTTGATGAACGCATCGACATATTTGATGAAGAAGTAAACCAAGAATCTTCCTTAATCGATCCTACAACTTTTTTAGGAGTTGACGGAGAGCAAGAAGCAAGAGATATAGTTTTAGAAGCCATGTCAGCTTTAGATGAAGAAAAAATATCTTCGTTTAAAAACGTCCCTGGTTTACTTACAGAACAATTTGCGTATGCTGCCGGTGTTCCGGTTTCAAAAATATCTGATCCAAAAAAGAACTTGAGCAGTTCTGAAGCTTTATCTGCTCAACAGTATTTATTGGGAATAGCTGATCAAATAATTAAAGTGCTCCCACAAGGAGCTGTTACTGGCGCGGCAACTCAAAATTTAATAGGTACTTCTACCGGCGTAAGAAGAAACTTGTTGAAAGAGTTTTATGAAAAAGATACGACAAGAAGAACAGAGGCACAAGGATTGTTTGAATTTAAGTTAAGAGATAATATAACAAGAGAAGATGTCTTAGATTTCATAGGATTGCAACCTGACGGCACGCAGGAAAAAGGTTTTAGTCCAAGAAGTCCAAAAGGTCAAAATATAAAAGCTTTGTTGGCCCAACTAGATCAACTTGCTACCAACACTACTTACAGAAAAATACTTCAAGATAACGGGGCTAATGCTAATAAAATACAAGACATTGCATCCGGTAAAAGTATATACCAATATAGCGAAGGTCAAAAACTTACAAGCAAATCACAAATTGACGACTTTTTCTTAAGAATAAATAAAATACAAGATTTAATCTATTTAGGTTACGATCCTCAGTCAGGCAGTATACAGAAAATAGTAAATTCTGCTAAAACAAATAATGTAAGAAACATATTAAATAATGTTCTTGACTCTGAAGATACAGATTTTAAAATCGCATCTCTTGTAAGTGCTGGCCAAAGAGGCTATGCTTATGAAAAATTAGTTTTAGAAAACCTCAAAAGGTTTGAAAAACAAATAGAAGGTTTAAAAATCACTCAAAAAACAATACAAAAAGACAATAGAAAAGTAGACTTAACTGTTTTTTACAAAGGTGAGAACTTTAATATAGAGCTAAAATTAAATTCTCTAGCGCAAATAGGTAGCATTGGAACTAGCTCTTATGTGGACGGAATAACACAGAATATTGAGCAAACTAGTTTTGAAGGACAGTTAAATCAAAAAGCTAGAGAATCAAAAGCTTTTGCTGACTTTATAGAAAAATATAAAGAGTTTATTGTTGATGGAAAAATAGAGCTTACAGAAGAACAAATAGAAGCAGAAAAAGAATTAAATGCGTTTGCGGAAATAAGAAATAGTCTAACAATTGAAACAGACGAGTCTCCTATAAAAGATGTTTATATAACCTCTAAAAATACTAACTATATAAATTTTGGAGACGCAGGTACATTTGCTTTAGATGAAAATAATAATCCATTAGGTTTACCAGTACTAAAAGCAAATGTTAAAATAGTTACAAGATTGGTTCCTGGATCCACAAAAGCAAATGGAAAAAGAACAATGTATCTTAGAAGTTTTCCTTTGTTAGAAGAAACTTGGGCCAAAGAAAACAAAAGTAGCGCGAACTTTAATGACAAGAATGGTATAGAAAATCACTTTGTAAATTATTCTATGCCGACGGAAGAAACTATACAGCAAATGGAAGATCGTATGGCCGCTATACTTTCTAACATGGATAAAAGATACACAGCTGGTCAAACCTTAGATAGAGCCACTGCTAAAAACTTAGCAGCAACAAGATCTAAACGTAGAGATATTCTAGCTCCATCAGCTGATGATTTTGTTGGTTTGCTTTATAGATTTTTAGACAAAGGAAAATTAGGAGAAGAGCAATATAAGTTTTTTGAAGACAATTTAATAAAACCTTTTTCTAAGGCATACTATGCGCTTAATGCTACTAGGCAACAAATAAGCAAAAGCTATAAATCTATAAATAGAGCCAACCCTGAAGTGGTCAAAAAACTTAAAAAAGATTCTGGCTTTGCAGGTTTTACATTTGAACAGGCTTTAAGGGTTTGGTTGTTTAATAAAATTGGTGTAACACCTAACGGTTTAAACGAGGAAACTAAAGATGCTTTATTAAAAATAGTTAAAAATAATCCGGATATACAGTCTTATGGTGAGCAGCTTTCGGCTATATTACCAATGACAGAGTATTGGGTTGATCCTGATGCTAGAAACTGGCAGGTTGACACCATAAAGTCTGACATGGTTACGGCTGTTGAAAAAGTTTCAAGAAAAGCTCAGCTAGAGCAGTGGATACAAAATAAAAAAGCTATTTTTTCTGATAACAATATGAATAAAATTGAGGCCACCTATGGTCCTGATTTTAGAGCTGCTCTTGAAGATATGCTTTACCGTATGGAAAACGGTACGGCTAGACCAGAAGGAACTAATAAGCAAATGAATCAGTTTTTAAACTGGATTAGAGGTTCTGTGGCAGTAACAATGTTCTTCAATACTAGATCTGCAATATTACAGCAAGTTTCTTTGGTTAACTTTATTAATTGGGGAGATAATAATCCAATTAAAGCCGCTATGGCTTTAGCGAACGTTGATCAATATGCTAAGGATTGGGCGTTTATATTTAACTCTGATTATTTGAAAGAAAGACGTGGCGGTCTTAAAACAGATGTTAATGCTGCTGATTTAGCTGATGCCATTAAAAAAGGTGGAGTTAAAGGATTACATGCAAAACTATTACAATTAGGTTTTAGTTTGACACAAATAGGTGATAGTGTTGCAATTGCAACGGGTGGCGCTACGTTTTTAAGAAATAGAACTAATACTTATATTTCACAAGGTCTTTCTTTACAAGAGGCAGAACAAAAAGCTTTTCTTGACTTTCAAGAAATATCTGAAGAAAGCCAACAATCTGCCAGACCTGATCGCTTAGCAAAACAACAGACAGACGTTGTTGGTCGAGTGTTTTTAGCTTTTCAAAATACGCCGATGCAGTACACAAGGATAATTGTTAAAGCTGCCAAAGATTTAGCCGCTGGAAGAGGTGATAGAAAAACAAATATAAGCAAAATTGTCCACTACATGGTCGTACAAAATATAGTATTCTCAGCAATGCAACAAGCATTATTTAGTATGCTATTTGATGACGAAGAAGATGAAAAAGAAGCTGAAGCAAATCAAAAGAAAGTCGAAAGAATAATTAATAACTCTGTAGACACTGTTTTAAGAGGTACTGGTATGTATGGAGCAATACTAGCAACCGCCAAGAATACAATACTTAAGTTTGCGGAGCAGGAGGCTAGACAAGAAGAGGGTAGAGGTAGAGCTGATCACGCGTACACGATGATCGAAGCATTTAATATTTCCCCAGCAATAGGAATTAAATCAAGAGAACTTTATGGATCTATACAAAATTATAGATATAATAAAGATATTATAGATGACATGGGCGTAAGCATAAATAATCCTGCGTTAGATATAGCCGGATCAGCCTCAGCTTTTGCATTAAATATTCCATTAGACCGTGCAATATCAAAAGTAAGAAATTTAAAAGCCGCATCTGATGCTGAAACAGAAACTTGGGCTAAAATAGCATTAGCTCTTGGATGGAACACGTGGAACGTTGGTATCGAAAATAAAGAACTTGAAGAAGTAAAAACGCAAGCAAAAAAACAAAGAAAAACAACAACTAAAAAAAGGGAGGCGTTTGTTCCCAAGACAAAAAAATCATTCTAATGGATTTACAAGATTTAAAAATATACCTACTTAATGGCTTTTCTTTAGTAATGTCTTTTACGGCTATAGAAATGACCTTAAAAATATTACTATTAGTCGTCTCTATAGGTTATACAATACATAAGTGGTATGAAATGGCTAATAAGCGTAAGTAGTTTATTATTAAGTCTTTGTGTTTATTCCCAAGAAATAACCATCGGCAAGATTAGCAATAAAATAGTACATGGAGATTTAATTGGAAATAGAAACCTGGAATTTGGTATTAAGAACATATTAGAAGAGCTCGTACAAGATCAAGGTTATGATCTAGTTGAAAATAGTGAATCGATCCTAGAGGTCGATTTATTATATTTTGACGTTAAAAGAACCAGTACCAACGCGGCTGTTTTTACAAAAACAAACAACCAAGTTGAGATAATAGCTGAAGGTCGGTTCAATGGCAAAAAAGTAAAAGTAAAAGCTACAGCCGATAATATTATTACGTCTACAATCATATTAAATAATCAAGGAACGTTCAATCAGCAGAGCGTTTCAACAGCTTTAAAAAGATTATGTAATCAGATTATAGACAAACTAAAACTATGAAAAAACTATTGTTTCTACTTTTGTTTCCAGTATTAACCTTTGGACAAAGTTTTAACCTAAAACATGAAATACTAGAACAGGGACCATTTGTAGTAGGAGACACAATAACAATAAAATACCAATTAATAGACAACACCAATTCCGTCACAGCAAGGCTGCTTCAGTTTGATATAGGATGGGATTTAGATAAACTAACTAGATTAGGAACACCTAACTGGCAACTTACAACCCCAGACAATAAGAGTTTTACTCACAATTATTGGTCTGGATATACATACGTTAGCGCTCCTGGTTACGACTGGAGTGAACTAACTCAACAGCATGAAAATGGATGGACGTACACTGGAGGAGGAAATGAAGGCGTAGCTAGATTTACAATCCAAAGTGTAGACGATATTGGTCCTGAATTATTTTTACAGCAATTTACTATAAAAGATATTACTGGTACTAACGCTACAGACTACACTGACGCTGTTAGATTTAACTGGGCGTATCTTATAGATTCAAATAACGTTAATACTTACGACGTGTTTCCAGATCCATCAAGAGAACTGGATCTTAATGCTAGCAACTCTACCCCAGCTGGCACAGTAACGTTTCAGTTACAAACTCCAAACGCGACAAATATATCAGACTACATGATTGTTATTGAAACTTTAGAGCAATACCAATCAATACAAGAAGGTACTCAACAATCATATAATTATGTTCAAGGTAATTTTAATGCTTCTGCTCAGTTTATAACAACAGAACTAAAACAAGATACACCTTATATAGTAAATGTTTTTATAGCTGGTACGTACAATCAAGAAAATCAAACAAACGTATATCCTCAATGGCTAGATGATGTTGTAACTGTTTCTGACGTAATGCAGACATTTAAGCAAGCTATAGGTACTGAGCCAGATGGTACAGGAAATGTTTTTCAATACAATATACAAAAACGCCTAGCAAACGTAGATCAACAAGGTCCTAACGACCCTGTAGATTTTAAAGACAGTTATGCTTTACTAGCGCACATAGCTGGAGTACTAGATAATGCCGCGGATCAAAACAACAATGAAGCTCAGGAATTTTATCCTATAACTTCGTTTGCAAATGGATCAATGAATACGTCTGGTTTTTTTGACACATTTGGTACACCTATAAATTCAGAAGAAGAATGGTTGGCATCTCGAACATTTACTTTAGAAGATGATCAACCTGTTACGTTTAATTTTGCGCATGGATTAATGGGTGATGCAGATCTTTCTCATTCGACAACACCAAACCTAAATGCAGACACTGAAATATCAGCCTTGGCTAAATCAAGAAGGATGCCAAATATACTTATGGCTGCACCACAAGAAACAATCGATTTGGATATTGTATCAGAACTTGTAAACGGCGAGGTGGTATTAGAAATAAACTTAACAAAAGAAGATTTAGCTGGCATGCAATTTAACATAAGCTATGACAAGTCTATTCTAATGTTTAAAGATATAATTTTTGACACTGGAAATACTATGACAAATTTTGCCAAACATTTTGATGACGGCAGAATAAATCTTGGTACAATAAATATAAAAGAAGAAAACGTTAAAACAGGCAAACCATTCAAACTCGTGTTTGTTCCTAAAGTATCAATTCAAAACACAGCTGGTCTTGTAACATTTAAAGTCACTGACGCTGTAAAACACAATGGAACAAAAGTAAACCTAAACATACAATAACATGAAAAAACATTTGCTATACACGTTGTTTGCCTTAATTGCTATAACATCTTGCGCTAAAGACGAGTTTTACGTTGGTGATATTTATAATCTTGTACCAGAATCTTTAGTTATTAAAGAAAACGCTGGATTAAAACTTGAGAACTATATCGTCAAAGATCAAGTAAACGTCAATGTTAAATTACCTTCTCAAGGCGTTTATAGAATTAGAATAGAAGATATTTCTGGCAAAGTTGTTTCTCAAGAAAAAATAACTGCGGCACAAGGAGACAATATGCTTAAAGTATACGTAAATGCCTTGCCTAAGTCTTCTTATACGTTAAAAGTTACAACAGAGTTTAATCAAAAAATAGGTGATCAAATATTCTCAAAAATATAAATTATGAGCGAAGAAAGTGGTGGGGGATTTTTAACCCAAATAAAAAATCAAGTAATAGCTGGTGTTGGTGTAGTGGTGACTACTCTTTCAACTGTTTTTATAGATGAAATAAAATCTTTAGTTGGTATAAAAGATGAAGTAGAAGAAGTTGCGACACAAGAACAAGTTACGCAACCAGAGATTATTATTAATATACCTGAACAAAAGAAAGACACTGTAGTTAAAAAGGTTTATGTAGAACCTAAAAAAGAAAAAACAGAAACTGAAAAACGCAAAGATGAAGGGCTTGATTGGTAAATTTCTATTTTTATGGTTGGCTTCAATAGGAGCTCTCTATGGACAGGTTTTAGGTAAAACCGTAACAGAAGATTATACTGCAGATTTCGAATCAAGAGAATCAATCTGGGACATCCCAGAATACAACGGGGATCCAACGACCGTGGCTTTGTTGAGTATCGGTGTTAATGACGAAGTATTAAGTCAATACCCAGAGCTCGGAGACTACAGAGTTGGACTTGGACTTACAAATATTACTACAGCATTTTTAGAAGAAACATTTCGTTTTGAATTTGTAGAAACAAAAGATGAAATAAAAGACCGTATGGTTAAGCAGTATAAAGCTAGCCAACGAGGCTTAACGGCTAATGAGATCAACATCGTAGGTAATATTATGCTTGCGAAGTATTTTTGTTATATAGAAGTGTATGATTTTTCTATATCAGAAGATGAAACACTTAATTTAAAAGATGGTGTAAAGAATACGCTTGTAACAAGATTAGGCTTACAAGTTAAAATGGTTGATGCTGAGACTGGTTTATACATGACTGGCTCAGGATTAGGAAAAGCAACCACAACAAGAGAGCTAACATTACTTAATGATGAAAACCTAGAAGACGTTAAATTCAACCAATCGTCAATAGGTACGTCTACAAAAAAGGCATTAGAAACTGCAGTTGCGAAAGTTGTAAAACGCATGATTCGCAAAGGCATATTTGATCACTAATGAAATGGTGGTATACTTTATATTTATTTTTTCTATTTATTTTATCGGCGCACTCGCAATCTTTAGTTCAGACATTTGTAGATCGCTGCACTGGAGAAATAAAAACAATAGTCATACCACTTGAAGGTTCTACAGTTGTGGTTTTTTACAACAGATCAAGATCGTTTACTTTTAACGATGTAAGATCTGGTGAATTACAGGCTTGGTTAGAAGAAACATATGCTTGGTGGCAGTCATTGTCACCTTGCTCTACGAATCAAGCCGCACAAACAGCAACTCAAACAACTACACAAAATGCAACACAAAGCACGGCCTCTACAGCGGCTAGTTCAGTTAGCCCGCCAACTCAAGGAACGAATACAACAAGTCAAAGCAGTGATACAGCGACTCAAAGCGGTAATACTGAATCTAGCTCATCAACAGGAACAGGGGAAACCTCTAACTCCAGTGGAAGCAACGATTCAGGAGGTGACGGAGGCAGCCAAGAGTCTCAGGGAGAAACCAGTGAAGGAGAAAGTCAAGAGGGGAACGATAGTTCAGGAGATGACTCCGAGTCAACAGAAGAAAGCTCAGAAGGAGAAGAAAGTGAGAATGAAGAGGATTCAAATGATGATGATGATGGAGAAGAATCTGAAGATGAAGAAGACAGTGGGTCGGGATCAAAAAAATCAAATCCTGTAATTGTAGCCGCTAACATAGCTACAATGTCTGCTTTAGATGGCTCTATAAACTTAGTAACAAATGTGGGTTTATCTCAAGCGAGTTTATCTGGTGATACTAGTAATTCCTTGAATATTATGATATGGGATAACCTACAGCAATTTAATCTCAATATAGCCACTTCTTTTATGAATAAAGAACAACAGGTGATTATTAGAGATGGAAACAAAACAAAAACTACGGGTGGAAATGTAAAAAGCGTAGTTACTACATCATTAAACGCAATGTATTCATTTGGTACTTTGAACGCGGCTTTTGGAAAAAGCAAGGTTTATTTGATGAAAAACAACTTAGCGGCTGGTTGGGCTTCTAATATTATGGCGATGAAAATCAAAAAAGATTTTATGTTCATGCCGACAATAGTAGGATTTGCTACTAAGCCTTATGTTTTTTACAAGTATACTATTTCACCTATGCTGGCTACAGCTTTAAATCCGGTTATGTATTCTACGAGTACAAAACAATTTACTTATAACACAAACGCTATGTTTATTATAGGTTCAAGCGGAAGTTTTAATCTTACTAAAAACTTTTATGTAAACTTAGGATTTAATATTATAGAAAGTACGGCTAATCTACCCATGACATGGGCGGCAACTATAGGAAGCAGATTCCAATTTTAAAACTAACTAACTAAACTAAACTATGGCTTTTAAAGACATTTTTAAAGACGAAAACGAAATCAACGAAAAATCAGTTGTTGGTTTTGCTTCATTTGCAATTATGGTAATATTTGCTCTTGCAGATATTGTTACAGGATTTATTGGTAAAGATCTTGTGGTACAAGAATTTATTTATAACAGTTTTGTTATAATCACGCTTGGATCTTTTGGTATTGGTGAAGCAGGTAAAATATTTGGTAAAAAAGAATAATATGGCATTTATAAAACCTAAAGGTATTATCGTACACTCAATGGCGGAATATTTAAAAATGCCTGAGGGTCCAATGGGAGCGCATGACTTTTTAAAGTCTGTAAATTTATCAGTACATGGTTTCATTCACCCAAATGGAACTTACGAAAAAATGATTGAAACACCTAATAAAGCTGCACATGCTGGTAAATCTAAATGGGGTGATTTAGAAATGTTAAACGGGCATTTTCTAGGTTTTGAACTATTAGTGCCAGGTGAACATGACTTCGGTACATTCTCAAAAGCTATTGAAACAGCTGATACTTATACTCAGGCTCAATTTGACAAGGCTGTTGAGGTATGCCAATGGTGGATTAAAGAATATAATATTCCTGTAGAAAACGTAGTTAGACACTCAGACTGTTCTGGTGACGACGTAAGAGGTAAAGGTCAAGGCAAAACAGATCCAGGCTCTGCGTTTGATTGGGATGCTTTTAAAAAAGCTTTAGTAGCATAAAATATGAATAGAGCAAGTATTATATTGCTCTGTATTACGACTTTAGTTATATTTTTTATTTTAAAAGAACAACCTAAGCTTGATATACAGAAGTATGAGGATCAGATCAATATGCTTCAATCTGAAATAAATCTATTAGAAACAGCTAATGATAGCTTAATAGTTAAAGCTGCTATTTTAAGTGAAAAAGTAACTGAGTATGATAATACTATAGAACAACTTAATAATAAAATAGATGTTATACAAGATGAAACTAAAAAGAAACTTGATTCTATTGATCGTTACAACAATGATCAGCTTCAAAAGTTTTTCGCAAATAGATACAAAGATACTATTAAGTGAAAACGTAGCTAGACTTGTCGTAAAAGATCTAGTAACATACGATGGTCTTCTTGTACAGTATGATGTAACAAGGCAGCAAATAAAAACCCTTGAAGATAAATCATTGACGCTACAAGAGGTTATTGAAAACTTAAGATCACAGATAGAAAATAGAAACCAAGTTATAAAGCAAAAAGACGAGCAAATACTAAACTACCAGTCAATATCTGATGATCTTAAAAAAGCTTTGAAAAAAGAAAGAAGAACTAAAAAGCTTTATAAAATAGGTTCGGCTATAGGCGTTTCACTGCTACTATCAAATATATTAACCAAATAAAAAAGGGAGATCGAAAGATCCCCCTTTATTTTTTATCCGTCACACGATAAGCAATCCGGATCCATTGCCTTTGTAGCAATATCTCCCCTTAACACCGATTCGGTTCGCATGTAATACAATGTTTTAATTCCTTTTTTCCAAGCTTCCAAATGAACTTGATTTATCCATTTAGGCGTAGCCACAGAAGGAAACGCGAGATTCAAAGAAACAGACTGATCAACATACTGCTGGCGAATACCAGCTTGGTTAACGAGCTCGAGCTGATTTATCTCTTTGAATGTTTTAAATACATCTTTTATTGTATCAAATCCATACTTCTCAATATCTTCAGCAGACTCAGATAGCTTTACAAGTTTACCTTGTACATATCCGTAATCTTCAAGCTCTGCAATATCTTGAACAGATCCTTTATCTTCTAGTATCTTGTTCCAAGTTTCAATGGTATTAATACCTATCTTTTTGAAGACTTTTTCTAACTCTTTATTTTTTCTAATAAATGTTCCTTTAGCAGACTGCTCCGTGAACACGTTCGCAGCCCAAGGTTCTATACCCGGCGATACGTTTCCAGAAAGTTTTGAATTAGATACCGTGGGTGCAATAGCTCTAAGGTGTGTATTTCTAAACCCTGTATCCCTACACCATAATGGTTCTCCATATACCTCAGCAAGGTCACGGGAAGCTCTCTCTGATTCAATTTTAAGTTGACTAAAAACGCGTCTTGTTTCAAACTGTGCCTGCATACCCTCAAATGGTATTCCTTTTTGCTGTAAATAAGTGTGCCATCCCAAAACTCCCAAACCAAGAGCCCTTCCTTTTTCGGCACTACGCACACTATTTTCAAAACCTTTAAGCCCTTTCGCCCGCTGAATAAACTCTTCAAGTACGCCATCCAAAAACCAAATACTGTGGTATATAAGGTTAGTGTCTTTCCATTCATCATATTTAGCTATATTAACTGAACTAAGACAACATACAAAACTATGGTTTTCATCTGTATGTAATGTTATCTCAGAACATATATTTGTCATATGAACTTTAAGTCCGTTGTCTTTGTATGCTCTTGGATTACTTTTATTTGTATTTCCTTTAAAAAGGATATAAGGTTCTCCAGTTGCTTTACGTTTTTGTAATAGCTTTCCCCATCGCGTCCTAGCATCAATATCTCCTTGTTCAAGTCTTCGCATAAACTTATCACCGACCACAGCGCACTGGTGGAGATTGAGCGACTGTCTATTAACGTCACCTTTTGGCTCTCTAATCTCAAGCCAGTCCAAGAAATCGGGGTGGTCAATATTGATATTAACTGATGCTGCTCCTCGTCGGACAGATCCTTGATTAGTGGCAAGTATAGTTGAATCGTAAATCTTGCAAAACGGCACCACTCCGTCAGATGTTCCATTGTTTGTTATTTTAGCTCCGGCAGGACGAATCATATTGATGCCTATACCAACTCCCCCACCGTGTTTAGCTAGTAGCATCATTTCTAAGTTTTTAGCACCAATCTCTTGAATACTATCGCCCACATCAATACCAAAGCATGATATAGGTAATCCTCGATCAGTACCTGTATTTGAAAGAACTGGCGAAGCTAGATTTAGCCAACCCTTCCATATATAGTCAAAAAATACTTCAGCAAGTTCCGGTTTGTACAACCTTCTAGCAACAGTTGACGCAACTCGCATATATGCATCTCTTGGGGTTTCCCATGGTAACAAATAACCTCCTATTATCGTTTTTTTATATACATCGGTATCACCCCAAACAGGATAATCCTCTCCTTTAATCCAATCGTTATTCCACATATTTTTAAAATAAATCATCCCAGTCTTCTCCTTCATTTGCTTTAGAATAATCTGTAGGTCTAATAGCAAAAAAGTCAGTATGTGTTACTCCTCCAGTTAAATGATAAAACCACTCAAGATTGTCTGCTGCTTTTGAATCGTAATCAAAATATGAGCCAAGACCATTGTAGCCTAATTCAACTAATTTTTCATTTAAACGCTTTTTAATAAATTGTTTTAGATCGTATGCTTTTAGGTTTTCGATATCACCCATTTCAAACATCTTATCTATATAATTCATTTCAGCATCGTGCATAGTTTCAGCAGCCTTTACTACATCGTCATAACATTTAGTTAAAAGTGTAGGATCTTCTTCGCACATGTGTCTAAATAATTGGCAACCCATTTTACTGTGTAAGCTTTCGTCTCTCACACTCCATTTCATTTGTTGACCAATACCTTTAAGAAGATTACGAAGCTGAAAACTATATAACACGGCAAACGCACTATATAAAGAAACACCTTCTGCAAACGCAGAAAATATAGCTAAACTTTTACCAATACCAACACGGTCGTTGTCTTCACATGCTACAAGGTTTTCAAATCTTTCCATTGTTGCTGGATCATGTAAGAAAGCCTCAAAGTCATCAAGCCCTAGTGTTTCGTTTAAGTATGAGTAAGCTACAGCATGAATAGTTTCTTGACTACCAAACATCATAGCCATTTGTTGTATTTCGTGTTTAGGAAACCAACTAACTACATTTTGTGTCCAGTAATCAGATACCGCACACTCTGTCTGCGCAAAACCAAGCAGTATATTACCGACTAAATTCTTTTCAGATTTATTTAATTTTTCGTTCCAGTCTTTAACATCACCAGACATTGGTATCTCAGTATGCAACCAAAATGCTTGTGCTTGTTTTAGCCAACCTTCTGTATAATAAACTGGATACTCAAAAGGTTTATAGGCTACGCGTTCATCAAATAATCCCATATTTATTTTTCAATAATTAAAGCGATATCTACAAATGGTAAATAGAAAACCCAGGTATCATACTCTGGCTCTTCATAAACTCTAGATCCAAATAATATACCTGGATAAAAGCCTATACTAATCTCCCATTCTCTACCTCCCTTGTCCTCTGTATCTTTTGACATAATTTTTGCTTGTTTTAAGTTTGCTTGATTTAGTTTTTGCGTTTATATTTTTTCTTCTTTTTTTAGGCTTAGGTATAAACACGACCAGATTTGCCTTTTTTGCTTTAACCATACACTTTTATGTTATAATAATTTTGAACTTCAACTAACTCTTTAAATTTTAAATAGCCTTTTTGATCAATAGAAGACTTAATAAACTTGTCTATTTGTCTTCCTACATAACGAAGTTTAGCTACTTGTTTTTCGCGTTGAGGATTAGCTCTATTACTCTGTGACATTCGTCTTGATTTTGTGGTTTGTACAATGTAATATTCGGCATATTTTCTTGTATATACCTTTTAAATAACTTCCAACGCATAGGAAAAGATTCGTTAGCACGCCCTTTACACTCAATAATAAAGCCATCGCCAACAAAGTCTGGAGTGTACTTAACAGGAAGTACACGCTTATTACCGCGATTAGCAAAATCACCTTTACCATTTGACTGCCTTTCATAGCATTTAGACGTAAAATCAAAACCGTTAAGTAGCGTGTAAGTTTCACCTTCGTATTGTGCGTTTATTTTTGCTGCTTTCAAAGCCATGTACATGTGCCTTTCAAGGCCAGATGCAAAATTAATTCCATCATATTTTATCTTTTTAGCTTGTACAGGACCTTTTTTTCTTTGTCTCACTCGTTTCCCCATATTTTGTCATTATCTAGCATATATCCATCATGACTTTCATCATAATGCAATCCATCATTTCCATTCTGACCTATAATATCCATACGTTCGTCGTCTTCTTCAAAAGCGTGATTTGAACAAGGGTTGCTGCGTCTTATAATTTCTTCTTGCCCAAGCTCCGTCAACTCTTCTCTTGCAGCTTGAATATATAAGATTGCATCCATAAGTTCTTCCTGTACATCATTTAAATAACCTAATAAATCTTTTTTACCTGATGTACGTTCGTCGTGTAACGTGCTTTTGTATTTTTTAAAACCAACATCAGAACGCTCGACAAATTTATCTACTACACGTTCTACAACTGGGTCTCTAAAAGCTATTTCTTTTTTATTCATAATTGCTTTACAAATGTTCCGTTAGACATTTTACCTTTTCTACTTTTAATCACGTTATAAGCTGATGTGACACAATCCTCAATATCAACACCAACGAATACTGCAAGGTTAGTAAGCACAACAACCATATCGCCAATTGCATCAACGGCTTCTTCTTTGTTTTGTTTAAGTATAGCTTGAGCAAGCTCTCCGGCTTCTTCCATAAGTTTAACATACTGCGTTTTTTCATCTCCTTTGTCATATATACCACGTTCATCTGCCCATTGTCTGATTAATGGAAATATATCCCTCATCGACGGGCCAATAGTAGACTTATCCGGCATCGTTAGACCCCCTATAAGGGACTTTTCATCATTGAACTGATCCATAAGAGTTCCCTGAATAAAAGCCTCATAAAAAGCCTTATTATATATGTAGCAACGATCTGGTGTATATTGTGATCTGAATATATTGCTTATTATCCAGCGATTAGCTTCTTCTGTTAACTCAAAATGACCTAGATGCGTTGTCCAGGTATGACCTAAGTTTTCTTGTAAGAAAGCAGGAAGATCATCTATTGAAACAGGAAACGTCGTTGTTTGTTCTGTTGCATTTAATTTCATTTCTTTATTATTTAGATTTTTATATAGTTTACGATCTACTTTATAACCATACATCTGTTGAAGCTCTATTTCTTTAACTGAAACCTCATCTATATCTTCTGTTGTAAGAAGTATTTCATATTGGTTAGGTTTATATCCTTGCTGCTGCTCAACTCTCAACCTGGGGTTGGTTGTCACACCAACTTTCTGGCCTGGTATATGGTAAATATAATATTTTTTATTAGAGTCTGTCATTGTATAGGTGTAAATTGTTAACAAAGTGATAGTATTGACCAACGTCAATAGACAGCCTCTGAGCTACAAGTTGTTGTAGCTTTGAAAAGCAATACTGGTCATTAGGAAAACCGTACCATAAATCATTGGAACGCATCATAACGGACATGTAGAGTTTATTGTCCATTATATAAAAATTCACGGCATAAGTACAGGGCGTATCAAAAGCATAATCAATATTTTCTTTGGCATCATAGATGCTTATAGAGGCTTGCCGTGTTTGCGGATCGCGTTCAAGAAGATTAATTACATATTCAAGTTGATTATTACGTCTCCATTGTGATCCGTAATTAGAATTTACGCGCCCATTTTCGTCAGCCATACGCTGCCAAATAGCTGGCACTTTTCCGTATATTTCACCAAGAGTAGAAAGCCTATTGTCACCCGATAAATACCACTTCCATTCAGCGTCAGCATACTTTTGGTTCCAAGGTCTATTGCGATGATAAACAACATTGTCCAATGGATTTTCAATCCAAAAACCTATATTAAATAAAGCTTTTGTGTTTTGAAATTCAATACCGCTGTGTTTAATAATTTCAAGCCAGTATTCAAACGCGTGAGTTGCATTTTCAAAGTTCGTCCTCAGGTCTATATTTGTTTGCATAGTATAAATAAAATTCAAATATTTTTTTAATTACTTCGTCTCTGGTGTATTTTTCTGGAGACTTATGTATTTTCTCTTTGATTTTGATATTAATGTGCCATGGTCCATTTTCGTTACTGTCAGCATATATAATGATTTTATTGTCTGTACACCAGTACAATGCAAATCGTTCTTCTTTGTTTGGTTCGTATTCTCCATAATCGGGCGCTAATAAACTGCTAGTTGTCCAGTGTTTTTTCTTGGCCATATTATTCCCAAGGCATTGCTTCGTTTTCTATTAATACAGGTTCATGCGGTATAAAACATCCAGACTTAGGTTCCCATTTGAAATGAGCTTCAGCTCCGTTCTCACCTAAGTTTTGAAACTTAACTTTAAGCACTTTTGCTTTAACGGTTTTAGCTTCATAGTCACGATGAACCAGTATACCGTGGTAAGATGCGTCGTACCATTCACCTCCACCCTTGATGTTATACATTGTGGGCTCTTCAATTTGGCCATCTTTGTCTTTGTACATTTTAGTTGGGTGTGCTACTACTATAACTAAAACATCGTATTTCTTGCAGAAGGTTTCAATTTTAGTTAAGTATTCCATTGTATACCTGTTAACGTCTTCTGTTTTAGCATCAACGTCTCTTATTTTGTTGAAGGGATCAATAACTAAGCATTTGATACCTTTTCGTTTTACGAGTTCAGCTCCTTTTCTAAGGACCGCTTCCAACGAATAACGGTCCATATCAATGAAATAAAAATTATCATTTATATGTGTTTTTACCTGTTCCCATTTATCATTTCCAATATCTGCTTTGCTTGGCATTCCTTCCCACAGTTTTCTAAAGAGCTTGTGTGCGTGTAAGTAAGTAGGTGCATTTTCTGGAGAAGCAAACGCTGTTTTCCAACCATATAGTTTATTATACCCAACAACCATCTGATCGACAAAATCACTTTTACCGGAAGAAGGAATACCAGTGACAGTAATAAACTGACCAGTATAAGTCGAAAAGATACGATCAAAGTTATCAAGACCAACTTGATATCCAGGCTTAAAACCGTTATTGACGAAATCAACGATCTCGTGCTCGATGTCTTTAAATGTTGTAACATTCTCAAGCGGGACTGGTTTGGCGGTTGATATATGCTCTGCCAGTTTTTGTTTTCCATACTTTTGTAAATAATCGTTTGCGTCTTTGACGTCGTCGAAA